TAGCCACAAAATCGCGTCGATCGAGACCAATTCTTGACCTGCAACCTAGCCTAGGCTAAAACTCCCTTGCCAGCCCCAACCTGGCGAGGGCCAAACCGGCGCCCGCTTCCCCCCGCTTCCCCAAGCTTAGCGGGCGCCGCCTTCTCCGGAGCCCCCGCCATGGTCGCTAAGCTCAACGTCTGGCAAGCCCTGTTTTATCCGCACATGATCGACGATGAGTTCATCACGGCAATCGTTGCCCATGTCACGGAAACCATTCGGGAATTGGACATTGGAAAGCAGAAACGCCGACAGGCTCAACACCTGATCGAGGAAGCCGCCAGACATGCCGTCGCTGAGATGTGGACAGCGGCATTCCCGGGCAATTACAAGCCCACGCGCACTTGGCCCCGATGCGTTGCCATCGTGCTTGACAACCCCAAGCGCGTGGCGATTGATCTTTGGATCGGCCACGATTATCATGAGCTGCAAATTCCGCGCCCGTGGGAAATCCCGTTGGAGGATTGATAATGGCGAAGCCGCCCGGTCTGTATCACAACATTAACGCCAAGCGCGAGCGCATAGCGGCAGGCTCAGGGGAAAAGATGCGGACGCCGGGAACGAAGGGCGCCCCTTCGGCAGCCGCGTTCCGTGAAAGCGCCAAGACGGCTAAAGCCCCAAAAAAGAAGGGGAAATAACATGCCGGACCGGAAAACGCCCGCAGAAGGCAAGGCTAAGGTCAAAATTACCTCAAGCGGCAAGAAAGTTTCTTACGGGCAGGCCGGATCGGCCAAGGATGGCGGGCCGCGCGTTAAGCCGGGCACGTCAAAGGGCGATGCTTATTGCGCCCGATCGGCAGGCCAGATGCGTGATTTTCCAAAGGCCGCGGCGAACCCCAACAGCCCGCTGCGTCTGTCCCGGAATGAATGGGATTGCGAGGGAACAAAGAGCAGGCGGAAATGAAAAAGATACTGATTGCAACGGTAATCATGAGCACGGCAACGGCAGGCGTTGCGGAAGCATCCGTCCGGGCAATGTGGACCGGGCGGTATGAAATGGTTCAAACGGTGACCTATCGCATGGCCTGGAATTGTCAGTATATGGCCAACGGTCAAACATTCTGGATGGTGTTTGACAAATTCTGCCCGTCCAGCGTGGACGTGTATTGACCTAGACAGAAATTAACAGGCGCGTTAATCATCACGCGCAACGAAGGGGTGAGCCATGCTGAAAGTTGTTTTCACCGCCACGGGAACTTCACAACCGTTCTTTGCGCTGGATGACTTTGACCTGGTTCTTTCCATGACCGGGACAAATTCCCTTACGATTGAAAGGGATCTGGCCGGAACGTGGACAACGCTCGGAAGCGCGGTCACGGCGGCGGGCTCCACCCATAAATCACTTGCGACAGATTTCACCGCACCCAGCCGGTTCCGGTTGAACCTTGGGACGAAAGATAGCGGGGATGTAACAGCCTACGTACTAGGCGACATCATCGCGGACGAAGTGTCGAGCACGCTCGGCGCCTTCTCGATCGAGCTTGAAACAGCCGATCCGGAAGATGTGATCCTTGAAAACGGTGATTATCTCAATCAGGAGCTTGCGGCATAAATGGGAACTAAAATCAGTGCTTTAACCTCGCTTACTGGCGCAGATAGCGCCACGAGCGACCTTGTCCCGGTGGTGGACGTTTCAGCCGGAACCAGCGGCTCAAAGAAGATGACGCTGGCCGAGTTTGAAATTGGCCTCCGGAATGCAGCAGTTGCGGCCCGCATCGTGTCGCTGACCGGCTCAACCTCGCTAACCGCCGCCACTCATGGCGATCGGGTGCTTGTGCTGAACGGCACGGGCTCGGCTTTCACGCAGACGCTCCCAGCCGCAACCGGCTCGGGAACGCGGTTCTACTTCCTGGTTGGCGCGGTCAACACGTCTAACCACCTGATCAAGGTTACGGGCAATGATGTGATGTATGGAAACATCATCACGAACAGCACGGGCGACACGCCGGATCTGGCCCAGCCTTGGCCGACTGCGGTTGATAGTGACACGATCACGCTTAACGGCACGACCACCGGCGGCCAGGCCGTGGGCGACTATATCGAGCTGATCGACTTCGCGACCGACAAGTGGTTTGTAACCGGGATTACGACCACCAGCGGAACCGAAGCGACACCGTTCTCCGCCACCGTGACCTGATCGGAGTAAGCACACATGGCACGTCAAAACGTAATGCCTCGGGACGCTCAATCAGGGGTGGGTTGCCCGTCCTACTGTCAGACCTACACCACCGGCACGCCGGAGGGGTATAAGACTGAAATCACGATAGATACGACGCTTCCGGCCATTGCTGGCGGCGCGAACCTGGCCGTCGGCAAACTGATCCTCACGCTTCCAGCGGGATCAATTATTATCGGCGGAACGCATATGAACGTCTCGATCAAGCAGACGCAAGGCAACATCACGGCGGACACGCCTGATGTCGGCGTCGGCACGACGATTGCCTCCGGAGCCAATGCACTACTTTCGGCAACGGCGGCTTTTGAAAACCTGCTAACGGGTCAGACCGCAGCAGATTGCAATGGCACGGCCACGGATAAAATTGTTGTCACGACGCAACATATTGACGTTGCGGACAGCCATTCAATTTACCTGAACGTTGCGGATGGCTGGGCCGCTTCGGGTGACACCGGAGCGCTCTTGAAGGGCAAGGTAACTTGCTGGTGGAGGCTCGCCTAAACATGACCGCCCCGCAACAACCCCTTACAAACGTAAGGGAATTGCCCATCATAGAAACAACGGTGACGCCCGGAGAACCGGTCCGGGCGAAGCCATTTCGGAAACCTCCGATAAGCAAGGGCAGACCTAAGGGTGCGCCGAACAAGGTTACCGGAGCGCTCAAAGAGGCGATCCTTGAGGCTGGTAATCAGGCGGGCGGGCCTGATGGCCTAATCGGATATCTCAGGCGCCAGGCGGAGGAGCAGCCGGTTGCGTTTCTGGGCCTTCTTGGAAAAGTCCTACCGCTGACGATCAAAGGCGATCCCACGGCTCCGATCATGATCCAGGCGATCGAGCGGCGGATAGTTGACCCCATCCATGTCAACCCTCGCAATTGAAACCGCACGGGTCTTTTCGCCGTTACTGAAGCCAAGGCGCTACAAGGGCGCACGGGGAGGGCGAGGATCGGGCAAGTCCCACTTCTTCGCGGAAATGATTGTCGAGCAGGCGATACGCAATCCGGGAACGCGGGTGGTCTGCATTCGCGAAGTGCAGAAGTCCCTTGCTCAGTCAGCGAAGAAGTTGATTGAGGACAAAATTCAAAGCCTGAACGTCGGCTCGCTCTTTTCCCCTTTGAAAACAGAGATAGGAACGCCGGGCGGCGGGGTCATTTTGTTTCAGGGGATGCAGGACCATACGGCAGAGACGATTAAGTCTCTCGAAGGCATGGACGTTGCCTGGATCGAGGAAGCGCAGACGCTTTCCGATCGTTCGTGGAGAATGCTTCGCCCTACAATCCGCAAGGATAAATCTGAAATCTGGGCAAGCTGGAACCCGCGTCTCAAATCGGATCCGGTTGACAGGTTTTTCCGCGAACCGGCGAACCTTCAGGATCCGCAGATCGTGAGCGTGGAAGCTAACTGGCGCGATAACCCATGGTTTCCAAGCGTGTTGGAAGACGAGCGCTTGCGTGATCTTGCGAATGATCCCGACGCTTATCCCCACGTTTGGGAGGGGGAACACATAACGATATTGACCGGGGCTTATTACGCCCCGGCATTGAGGCAAGCTGAAGCTGAGGGGCGGATTGACTTCATCCCGGTTGATCCAAACTTGCGCATTCATGCGTTCTGGGACATTGGCGGGCCGGGGAAGAAGGCCGATGCAATGTCCATTGTTATTGCCCAGTTTGTAGCCCAGCGGATTAACGTCCTAGATCATATTGAGGGCGTCGGGCAGGTGCTGGGGTATTACACGCAGGAGCTGCGCGATCGGGGCTGGGAGAGGGCGTTTTGCGTTGTTCCGCACGATGCAGCGCAGACGCACGCAGACAATCCAACGGGCATGGATTTTGAAGCTCAATTGCGCCAATCGGGCTTCCAGACTCGCAAAGTGCATTCTCCGCCGGGTATCGTCATGCAGCGGATTGCAACCGTTCGGCGCTTGTTTCCACGGATATTCTTCAACAAAGACAAAACGGAAGGCTTGCGTTCTGCTTTGGGTTGGTATCATGAGAAGAAGGACGAGAAGCGGGAGATTGGCTTAGGCCCGGATCACGACTGGTCAAGCCACGCGGCGGACGCTTTTGGGTTAATGGCGATATCTTACGAAGAGCCGCGGAAGGTGATACAGAGTTTACCAATTCAATCGTTCGGGGCGGTGTAGGATGATCAGCGACGAGGAACTTCTCAGCATCCTGCACATTGAACAGGCTCAAAGCGTCGGCTTTGAGAACAACTCTGAGCTTCTGAAAAAGCGCAAGACGGCTTTGAAGTATTACAAGGGCGAGATGGACGACATCCCGGCCCTGAACAACCGTTCGCGGGCCGTGGCCTCGGACATTGCAGACGCGGTTGAAACAGTCCTGCCGGATCTGATGGAAATCTTCACGGGCGGGGAGGATGTCGCAACCTTCCTGCCGCAAAGTCAGGAAGACGAGGACGCGGCCAAGCAAGAGACGGAATACGTCAATTATATTGCTTTCCAGAAGCTTCCAGGATGGCGCCTCCTGCACACGGCTTTAAAAGATGCCCTTCTAATTGATACGGGAATTATTGAGACGTGGTGGGAAGACAAGGAAGAGACGAACGACACGACTTATGAAGGCGTGACGGCGGGCCAGATTCAGCTGCTTGCAGCCTCGGGGATTAACCCTACGTCGATTGAGCCTATCGAGCCCGCACCCGACGGAATGCCCCTGTTCAATGTGCGGGTGTCTCAAACGCGCAACATGGGTTGCATCCGGGCCGCAAACGTCAATCCCAGCAATTTGTCAGTAGCGCGCGAGACGGTTAATCTGTCCGAGGCGACTTACGTCGTGGTCCGGTTGTTTCCACGGGCGCAAGAATTGATTGAGCAGGGTTTCGATCCTGAGCTGGTCGAGCGCCTCCCGACGCATTACGACCGGGGCGAAGAAGACATCGAGATGGCGCTTGATGTGGCGGGCGAGCAGGACGCCAGCGCGGGCAACGCGAACCCCAAAATGCGCCAAGTCAAGGTTCATAAGCATTGGGTGCGGACGGACGTTGAGGGCAACGGCAAGCGCCAGCTTTACCTTGTCCACACGGATGCGGACTGCAACATCATCCTGGATAAGCGCCCGGTTGAACGCATTGGCCTTGCCGCTGGAACACCCTTCATTCAAAGCCATCGCTTTTACGGGATTTCTCTTGGCGAAAAGCTGGTGGAGATCCAGAGGATCAAGAC